TGGGAAGTCGCTGGGGATGAGAGGTAGGTTACTCTCAAACACTGCAAAAATTAAAGCCAATAATCTGTGACCCTCTTACGGTAAAACATAAAACCGTCCCAGAACTTTATATATCTTTAGGTGCACAGAAGGGGAAATTTTAATTTCCAACGGGGGAATAAAGGATGGATAATCCTTGATTCGGGGGCTAATCACTCTCACTTTTTAAACTTCCCCCTTCTTTACATCTATGTACTGTGGTATAATTAAAGTATTATAAAATAATTTTTAAATATTATGGATCAAAATATACAACCAACACAAGCACCAGCATATCCAGAACAAAACTTACCACAATCAACAGTTGCTGAAGCACCAGCTTCACCAGCTGAAGCTAGTGGAATGTCTCAAGAAGAAATGAGGCAAAATTTACAAGATCTTATGGAAAAGATTGATAATAGATATCAAGATTTTAGTCTTCAGAATTTTTCATCAAGTAATAAAGAACAAACTACAAAAGCAGATGCGCTTAGAATGTTTTTTGACATGTTACAACAAGCTGGAGTTGATCCAAGTAATGTAGAAGAAGTTAATGCCTTCTTACAGAAAATAAAATCTAATAACCCTGAAATATTTAAACAAATAGAAGCTATATTAAAAACCTTAATAGAAGGAGAGGATATGGTTCAAACTGAAGAAACTGGATTGATGGAACCAGAAATATCAAGTCAATCTGAAGGAACAGAGGTTCAACCAAATATGAATATAAATACAAATGAAACACCACAGCAAAACATATGAAAACGTGTTCTCCGAGGATATACCAAATAGTAAATCGAGACTACAGGTTGATAATATATCAGCAGTAGGAATGGAGTTAAACCAATATAGATCGCTTACGCATAATTTTTTAACAGAAATGTATTCTGATCTTTTTTTTAATTGCGTAAAGTTAGCATGGTTAAGAAGAAAATTTGTATTTTATGGTTCAAAAACAATAATACCAATGCAAAGAAACTCTAGGGTTCTTACTAATGCTTTTACTAAATTCTTAAGAAGAAATATAGGTAATGATATTCAAATAATAACTAAGGGTAAATTTTTTAATAAACTAGATTTGTATTATTTTGATCAATTATTCCCAGGATTTGAGGATGAGGATCCTTTTACTAATCCAGATTTCTATAAATTCCCATATAAAAATATATCAATGGAATTTCTTTTGGTTGTATATCAAATGGATGATCGTTTTGAAATTTTAGAAGAAGCCGATAAGCGGAATATGTCTTATGCGGTTTTTCTAGATTATATATTAAATCATACTCTTTCCGAGAATGAAGATTTAGGATATAATAGATATGAGTTAACTCAAAGTAAAGATCGAAGACAACCATATTATATTAAAGACAATAATAAACTTTTAAAAACTAAGAAAAGAAAAATATGAATAAACTAAAACCAGTAGTATTTGTTCAAGGTAAATATGCCTATAACAATCAAAATACAACACAACAAATAATGTTATTGAAAGCATTACAAGTAACTCAAGATCCTAAAAAATTAAAGGAGTTAATTGGTGTTAAGACCGTAGCAGAAGTGTATAGAACATTAGATAAGATGGCAATGAGAAAAGAATACCATTCATCTCTAGCTAAAAATGGGATTACCTTTGATTATGTTGTAAAGGGTATTAAATCAGAAATAGATTCAGCTGATAAGGCTTCTGATAGACTAGCAGGACTTAATATGATACTTAAATCTATTGGATTAGATAAGTATGAAGAGACAGCTGTTTCTGGCGGAAGTTGGGAGGATACTCTACTAAAGATTAAGGCAGATGAGGAAGAAAAGGGTGGTCAAATTAAATTAGTTGAATATGAAGTCGAAGAACCAGTAATGCCTGAACATATTAGATTAGCAAAAGAAAAAGCCAATAAAGAAGCAGGACAAATTTATGGATAATAATGTAAGTATAGAACAATTAGCAGATCCTAGATTTTATCTAGAACATTTCTGTAAAATTAAAGGTAAAGATGGAAAAGGATTGGTTCCCTTTATTCTTAAACCTGCTCAGTTAGATATTTTTAATGTTATTCAAAGAAACAATCGTATAATTATTATGAAAGCTCGTCAGATCGGGTTCTCTACTGCTGTTACAGGATATTTATATCATAAAACAATTACAATGGCAGGAGTTTCAACAGCTCTAGTTGGATATAACAACGACCTTACTGCTGAACTTCTAGATAAAATTAAAACTTTCTATCGTACAACACCAGATGCAATCAAACCTACAATTCACTATAACTCTAAATTCGAAATTTCATTCCCTAAGTCTGACTCAAAGATTCTAGTGCTTCCTTCTACTGATAACGTAGGTAGAGGATATACTATTAACTATGCCCTACTTACTGAGGTGCCTTTCTGGGATAAAGCTGAAGATAAACTAGTTACGCTTGAAGCTTCTGTTCCTATTAATGGAAAGATTATCATTGAATCATCGCCTGGAGCTGTGGGAGATTACTTTCATAGAATGTGGGTATCTCAAAATGATTATGTTAAAAAAGAATATGGATGGTGGTGGAACTATACTGAGGAAGAAATAGATACGATTAGAAGACGTATGAATAACCCTCGTAAGTTTAATAACAACTATGCTCTTGAATTTTTGATTTCAGGTAGAGCTGTATTTACACAGGAAGCAATCAATCTACAACGACAAGGAGTTCTAAAGGTTGGAGATAAAATTATGTTAGAGAATGGATTTGAACATATAGTTAGAGAAGAAGAAGGATTTAGAATGTATAAACCACCAGAACCAAAACACTTCTATGTTGTTGGAGCTGACTGTTCCGAGGGTGTAACTGGAGGAGACTATTCTGTAGCAACTATAATAGATAGATCAACAGGAGAAGAAGTTGGAATGTGGAGAGGACATATCGCTCCAGATAAATTTGCTAAGGTTCTAGATAAATGGGGACGTTTTTATAATAATGCATTAATGGTAGTGGAAGCAGAAGCTCACGGTAACGTTGTTCTTAATGTTTTAAAACAAATGCTTTATCCTTCTCTTTATTTTAGACCATCACGTTTTGATACAATAGGTAATCCATGGTCAGATAAATTAGGTTGGAAGACAACTAAGGTTACACGCCCAATACTTATTGATGAATTTGAACAAATGACTAGAGAGGGAAGTATTACATTACATAGTAAAGAAACAGTAGACGAAATGACAACGTTCGTATTTAATGATGCTAATAACATGGTTTGTATGGATAGTTATAATGACGACTGTATTTTCTCAACAGCTATCGCTTGTCAGGGGTTCAAGGTTATAAGTGATAAACCAATGACACAGCTCAATTACACCCAACATTTACCATCAGTTGGTTATTAACAATTCAGTAGTACTATGTTAAAATAGACTTATAAATATATGCTTACACAATATTCAAAATATACGCGTTATAATACTTACAACCCATCAGACTTTGGACAAGATGAGGTAGAATTTCAATCTAAGTTCATGTTATCTTTGATGGATGCTCGTCAGTATTTTTTACGTATCATTAAGCCTCGTCTAGATAGATCATACAAATTATATATTGCCTATAATGGTGATCGTCAATTACAAATTAAGTCTTGGCAGTCAAATATTTTCGTTCCCTACGTTCAAGCTGTAGTAGAAACTCTAATGCCTCGTGTATTGGACGCTAGACCAGACTTTAGTGTACAAGGAAGAACTCAAGAAGATCAAGCAAAGTCAGAAAAGCAACAACAGTTAGGTGATTATATATGGGAAATATCAAAAATGGATCGAACAGTAGAAGATGTTGTTCGTTCTTCTTTAGTTTATGGTACAGGATATCTTCAAGCTTCTTGGAAAAAGGATGTTAGAAAGCAGAAGTTCTTAAAAACTAAAGATTTAAATAAGAAAAAATACGAATGGAAGACAGAAGAGAGAACTTTTTATGATGCACCAACAGCTGAATGGGTAGATAACTACTCTTTGATGTATGACTGGCACAATACTGACCGTGATTCTAAGCAATATTGGTTTAAGAGATTATGTTTAACTGCGCCAGAAATAGTTAGACGTTATCCTAATGCAGATCCAGAGCGTTTACAACTAGCCTTAAATAACCCAGGTGGAGATTTGAGTGACTATGCTTCTATCAGAACACAGGTTA